CGGCAACGTTAACCTGAAAGGGCTTGCAGCTGGCACGGCGATCAGCCTAGCAAGCAATGGCACAGACATCACAATAACGAATAGCTTGCCTGAGGCCACAACTGGCAGCAATCTAGGCACTAGCGGCCAGGCCGTCTTTTCCTCAAAAGTCGGTAACGATCTGCAATTCAAAAAGATAACTGGCACGGGGATAACTGTAACAAGCAACTCAACTAACGTGATTTTAACAGTCACAGACGCAACGGTATGCAGCAATACGGGATCAGGCAATGGGCTTTGTAACGGCGGCAACGTAAGCATAAAAAGCCTGATTGGCGGCACCGGGGTAACTATTACGGACACAACTGACGATTATACCTTTGCAAGTCAGTGTGCAAATACTGGCACGGGTGAGGCAGTTTGCGAGAGCGCAAATAATATCAATTCTTTAATTGCTGGCAACGGCATAACGATTGCTGACACTAGCGCCGATCTGACGATAACAAATAGCGGCCTATACCAATATACACAGCTTTGCACAAACGTGCTTGGCAGCTCTGCAACCTCGTTATCTTGCTCGAGCTTTGCGGCCAAAAAACACCTTTTGATTGTTGCCGACTTGAGGACCGTAACAAATACCTTTACGGTTGGCATACAATTCAATTCTGACACTGGCACAAACTACGCTTGGCGCATGTCATTATCGGGCGCAGCCGACACAACAGGCGTAAGTGCCGCACAATGTCAGCCAGTAGGTGCAACGGCCTTAGCAACCGGCGAAATAGCGAGGCTAAGCATGGAGATTGACAATAATCAGGCAGGGGATCGCAAAGTTGGTTGGGGCTCTTATGTAGGCGATACAGCAACGACCGCAGCAACGGCGCCAGCAAGATCAGAGAACGCTTGCAAGTGGGGTAACACGGCGGCCCAAATAACAACTGTTACAATAAACAGAGCTGCGGGAACAGGCAGCCTTAACACAAACTCTATAATCTGGGTTTACGGATCTGATTGATATGACAAGGCAAAGGTTTTCTCTATGTTTAGTAACAGACGCAAATAAGGCCTGGCTAGACAATCAAAGCATAACCTACGACATTGAAAGCTGTCCGAGCGTAAATATCTACATTAGAGATTGGAATCAACTCAATGCCCTGCAAAAAACCAATGTCACGGCATACTTTGTTGCACTCGGTTATCATGTAGAAGAGGAAGCTTAAAAGCAAAGGTTAATTGCCAGACTTCGCTTTGCATTATTGAATTGCCAACGGTAGAATTGGGCACATTCATTGCGTTTCTAGCGATCCCATTTCTATCAATGATCTTTTATGGTAAAATTTTGACATGGGGTTTTGTCGGTTGGCTGCTATTCCTTTCAGTTGGCGCTCTATCTTTCCTATTGCTTGGCGGCGTGACTTTAATGATGGCCTCAGGTTATGAAGTGACGCAATCCTCAACGCATGAATTTAGAAATGCAACAGGGGCCCTTGTAGGCACGGAAACAAACTCAACGCCAATAATTAACAGCTTTCAACAAATGTGGTCATATATCTTTATGAGTTCAACAATTGTATTTGGTATGGTATTCTTTTGGGTATTGGTGACAGCGGCAGGGGGCCGGAAATAAATGCAGCAATTTATGAGCATTGTTCTAAGTCTAGAGTTTTTCATTCTTTGCATTTCCGGATCATTTTGGTTCTTTGGGCATGAGCTAGGAATTACGGCGATAAGTCAAAGATCCTTGGATATCGAGGCAAAAGCGCAATCCTACAATGACACCTCACAAAGCTATGAGACGACAGGTTTTAACGTAGCTTTGATCTTTGGTGATTGGGGCCGTTCAATAACAGAGTTCTTCAATGCTATTCAGGCGGGCGATCCTGTCGCAATGATGCAGCTATTTGGATTTCCGGGCAGTTTCATTCAGTGGATAATTGCAATTGACGGCCTTGCGATCATTTTGACAGTGATCTATCTATTCAGTGGCCGAGGCTGACAAATTGAGCCAAACAATACAAAATATCAAAGTGGCCTTATTCCTCTCAATTTCATTTGCTTGGTTCTTGATCACTGCAATAATTTTGCCCGGCTTGAGACATCCTTGGACCAAAGACGATAATCTTAATATCGTTATCAACCTGGCAACAATTGTTTGTTTTATGGCCCTGGCAGGCGTCTATTTTCTAAACGTCAATCCAAAACAGAAAAAACCACTTCAAAGATAATGCAAAATCACTCTTATATAATCAACGTTGTTTGCATGGCTCAATGGCAAATCTGTTAGCCCTTGGCGGTGGAATACTGACCATTATCGTGGGCGGTGTTCTGTTGCTTGTGGGCACACAAGTGTTTGCGAGCCTTGACAGCAACTTTAGTTGCTATACGAGTGCAATGAACGCAAGCTCTGACGCACAAGATACTTGTCTGTCAGTCAAGTCTAATGTGTGGCTGATCTTGAGCATTGCGCCTTATGGGCTCGTTTTCACCGGCATTTTCCTGATCTTTGGAACCATTATAGGCAGGTTCTAAGGCTCACTCGGGAAAGCCCCCTCTTTTCTTTTTTTTAACAAAACAAAAAGGCAAGGTTATTAGCAAGTTTGCTCATTGCGCTCTTGATCTTGGGCTCTGAGATTTTAATTGTAATAAGCGGCGTGATTGCCCTTGTGGCCTTGGCAGCCTCGTTCTATTTGATATTCCCGATCTTTCTCAACATTCAAACAAATCCGAGCCCTGATTGTGCAGCAAGTGCAAGCTGCATGGCAATCTTTGATCGGCTCTATGACGTTATGTTTGTGATCTTTGCCGTATTTACCGGCGGCATATTCCTTGCAATGTATATGCGGGCACTGAGAAAAGACAGCACGGTTAGCTATAGCAGCGGCGGCGGCGGTTTTGAGGATTTCTAACCAATGGCTGCTATAATTATTTGCTTTGCAATTATTGCAATTATTCTAACAGGTGCAAGCTATTACATTGTTATTCCTTTTGTTTTTGATATCAAGGCAGGCTTTAACGCAAAGGTGACAGATCCAAGGGCCCTAGCGTTTGGTGAGACTCTTTACGACATTATAGGGATCTTTCCGGTGATCTATGTAGGTGCTATTTTCCTGAACGCTTATCAAAAGAGCGTGAGACAAAGCAACAGCGAGGGCGGCTTTTGACAAAGAAGCTATGGGTATTAGGATCAATTGCGTTTTTGCTAGTGCTCTCGATATATGTGAGCTCGAGTATTCAAAGGGCTCAAGCCTTAACAGCGGCCACTTTTACGGACAAGCCAACATTCACAAGCTTAAACTCAAACAAGTGGTCACGGGCATATACGAATGTGGCCGGCACTTCGACATATTTCATAGACGCCGGTAGCAGCGCGGTAAAGGCAATTTTGCTGAATAGCACCGGCTCGGTTACTCAAACCGTTTCAACGGCCCTTGCCGGGGCACCTTTGACGGTAACAAGCACAACGGGATCAAGCACAAAAAACGATATTGTGATGCTGCAAACATTGGGCGGCACAACTCAAAATCTTAACAATGCTGGCACAACTTTCTTTGCTGAAAGCCTTGCAACGGCCTCGGCGGAATTGGTAGGCACTAGTGTCAACGAGCTCCATATTTGGATCAAGAAAACAGGTGCACCGGCAAGCTCAACGGCAACATTTGCAGTATTCGATAGTTCATGTAATACAGTCTATTCCTTTGGAACGGTTGACGTAAGCACTTTGACGGGATCATTTGTTGAAACAACCTTTAGGGGTGCAACAACAGGGCGCACTCTTGCCAATGGTGATCGCATTGGTGCTTATTACACTGGCGGATCAGCCGGCAACTCTTTAGACGTTGAATATGTGGCGGCAGACAGATATGACGGCACCACAAATACGATAACTCACACGGCAACGGGCGCACAAGGATCTTGCACGCCAACGGCCCAAACTGGCAGAGAACTACACATGCAATTGGGATTTAATTATGTGGCGGCCCTGGCAAATGATAACGACGGCGGCGCCTCTTATTGGGAAAATGCAGGCTATACAGTAAGGGGCACACAAACAGACAGTGAGACAACGGCTTTTCTTAGAGCCAATACACAAGCCGCAACCATTGCCGGCGTTATGGCAGAAAAAAAGACGACGACAAGCGCCCTTGCAAATAAGGAAGTTGATACAATGGATGTTCTCTTGTTAAAAGTAGGCTCGCCAACTGGCACGGTAACAGTTGCCGAGTTTGCCAATGACGGCAGCACTTCAAATAAGGTTAATCAAAACCTTGGCACTTTGGCAAACTGTGACTTTGCAACGACAACCGTGACGGCTTGCGCCGAGCATATCAATGGCGGCAGCGCTTTGATCGGGCAAACTGTTAACAAAATGGTTGTAGGGTTGAAAAAAGTTAACTCGCCCACTGGCAACATGTATGCTTGCATAATGAACGCCGCAGCAACTTGCACCTACACTTTTGGCACGGTTGACATTTCGACTTTGACAACGAGCAACATTGCATATACCTTTGCCAACTTGGCAAGCTCTCATGTTATTGCCTCAGGTGAATACATAGGCATGAAAGGCGACGTTCAAAGCGGCGCAAATACTGCCTCAGTTGTAAGATCAACAGCAAACGTTTATGACGGCACGGCCTCGGCTGTTGCAGTATTTACCTCAGGGGTTTGGGGTGCCGACGCAACTCAAGACTTGGGATCGACAACGGCAAACACTAATTGGAAATTAGACTTTGTAACAATGCCGACAATTGTTAACACATTTGGAACAATGGCAGCCGCCTCATTGACAACAAGCTTTGTAAAATATAGTTTCACCACAAGCGGCGCTGACTTTACCTTAAGCAGTGGTGCAACGACTTACATAGGCGTGCAATTCCTTGGCGGCGACGAGAGCAATAAAGTGGGCGTTGGCTATACAGTGGCTGACGCCTTTGATGGCGGCGCTAATTCAATACAGTCAAGCTTTGTAGACGCATGGAGCGACGGGGCGGGCGCCGATCTGAGGTTTAGAGTTATAGACACGGCAAACACAGCCGCCGACCAAGAGAGCGGCGCTTTCATAAAGTGGGACGCCGGTTCTAACGTCAATACTGCCGGCGTCAGAGTATTTTGGAAAGACGCAACAAAGATACCGGCAAGCATAAAACTCTCGACTAGCACCGACGACGCCGCATATACGGATCGTGTCACGATAACGCCAACGCAAGCAAGCGGCTATGAATTTCTAGAGCTTGACCAATTATACAGTGCGAGGTATATCAAAATGACCGTTGTAACGTGGGGCGCAAGTGATTTTAGCATGGCCGTGGGCGAATATCAAAGGCTGCCAAGCACGGTTGGATCTGTTATCTCGCCAGTTGAAAGCAGCGGCGGGGTTAATACGGTATTTTATGCCGGTCAAAGAACGGCAGGCGGCACGGATCGATCAATAGGCAAGATCAATATTGACACCGGCAATTTAGTATCTATCACAGATTATACGAGCACCGGCACACAAGCCTATGATTGCATGACGGCAACTAAAAATAAAATCTACATGGATCATGCAACCATTGGCAGCGGCAGCATACGCATAGACAGCACTGATCGAGACTTTACAAACTTAGCTACTGTTAGTGGCGGCGATTTAGGAATATCACAGCAAAACACAGCAGCTTGTGCAATAGTGACAGACGGCGCCGCAGCTGCCCAAGATGTTACTTATTGGTTTACGGAGCACTCAACGCCGGCGCAAGCAACAATATATAAGCTTGTTGGCACCGGCACCTTAACGCAACCCTCAACTATATCGGGGCAACCGACAGAGTTGCTTGCCGAGAATGTGCAAGACAAGGTGATATTGAGAGATACAACGGGCGGCGTTGAAAGCACCTATACCGTTACAAAAGCCACAGATGCACTCTCAGCGGCACTATATTCAACCAATTGGATAACGCTAAATGCGCAGCAATTTGATTTTGACGGCACAACAAGAACCTGGAAAACTAGCAGCAAGGTCTTTGATGCCAGCTCGACTTATTCAATTTCTTACAGCTCGACGGGCACTTTGCTCGATCCAGATACTTGTTATGTTGAAACGGCCAGCGCCGGCACAATAACTTGCCTTGACGACAGCGTTTATTATCGGCTCTCAGATACTTTGGTTGTCTCAGGTAGCGGCACAACATGGACACCAAGAACGATAACAAGCGGCGCAACCCTGGCCCCGGTGCCATACACCGAGCATTTGAACGTTAACCTTGTGCAAAATTACACGGTCATGGCTGCACAAGTCATTAAAGCAGATTGTGATTATACATGGACCTTGCAACGGGCAAGATCGCATTATGTTGGATCTGATGCCGATTGCGTTAACTGGCGAATAGTGCCAACGTCAACGGACACCGTAGGCCGGTTAATTCCATACACAAGAACGGCGGATCTAGTTCATGCAAATCCTCAAACAAGCTACACAATAACCTTGTCAGTTGGCGGCGATCCGTCGATCTATTTCCTGAGGTCAATATATGACGGCAAAGACGTTGACACGGGTGCCTTTGACAGCGGCGGATCATTGGGCCAAAGATTGCTTTATGGTCAGTGCTATACAATGCAAGTTGAGGAAACAAGCAGCGGCAACGTCTTGCAAACTGGCGTTATTTGTGCCAACGATATTACAACAAAACCAATCAGCTTGTCGGGTATTACGATCCCTGATAACTGGCTAAAAGATACTTGGTCATATAGCATAACGAGGAACAAAACCAATGAGGCAAACAATGGCCTGTTATTTGCAATGCAAAAATCAAGCGAGCCTTACAACGCCTCATTGTATGTAACAAACAACCTATTGGAAAGCGAGCAAAGTTATACGAATTGGTTCAATTTCACCGGCGTAACAGGAATAGCAGTTGCCAACGTCACGGGCCGAGCAAGTGACGAGACAATTTATTTCAATCTCTATGAAAACGACGAGCTAGTATTAAACGCAATAAGCTATGCAGATCCTAACCTTGGCAATGAAATGGATATCTTTAGCGAGGCAAACTTTGGGCTCTTATTCGGCCTGCCTGTTGCAATGATCTTTCCGGTATTGACGGCGGCCATATTCCCTAAAAACATGAGTTACTTTGGCTCAATCGTGACGGTTGCCGTTATTGGCCTGCTTGCCGTATTCAGGATAATAGAATTGCCCGCCTGGTATTGGGCCCTAACAATGCCAATGCTGGCCGTTGCGGTCTTTGTTGGCTACAAAAGGAAATAAGCTTATAGAACAATAATCTTATATACTGATCATTTTATTACTCAGGCGGGCAGGAAAGCGATTTTGGGCGATCAAATAACAAGCGTGCCGCCAAGGGCGAAATACAGATCACGCACGGAAATCATTGCTGAGATTTTAGAGCTTGTCAAAGAGGTAACATGGCAGACAAAGATCATGTATAAGTGCAATCTCTCATTTGTGCAATTACTAGAATATACAAAGATGTTATTGGATAATAATTTGATCAAGATCAAAGAGGAAATCCACGGGCGCCAAACTAGGCGGGCCTACTTGATAACGGCAAAGGGCAAGGCCCTGTTAAATTCTATTAATGAAACGGCCGCCTTGATGCCAATAAGATAAGGGGATTTGACCAAACAAATTGAAAAGCTTAAGCAAATTCCTCAAATTACGCCAACCCTCACCGCAAGATCGTTATCAAGATTGCTATGAATGTCACACAAAGGTTTGGTCCATATTTTGCACTGATTGCGGCAAACGCTTTTGCAGCGAGCATATAGACGATCCAAATATCCATGATTGCGGCCTCAATGGCTTGACAAAAAAGAAGCTGAGGCAATTGCAAAAACTCAGAGCCCTGCCATTATCACCAATTGAGGTTGAGGCCCGTGAAAGCGGCCGTAATTATGCGCAAGAAAGAACTAAGGCAAAAGAAAACAAGGGTGCCAAAATTGCATAAGCTAAAGCGCCCTTGCATTTGCGGTCATAAAGCCGGTAAGCATGGCATTGCAATAAGGCAAAGTAGGTTTACTAAGCCAACAAGAGGCAGTTGCAGCGTCAATAATTGCGGTTGTAAAAGGTTTAGAGAAAGACCAAATATCATTGCGAGGGCTCTATAATGCTGGCCGTAGTAAATACTTTGAAATGTTATAAAGCCGGTAACAGTGGGGTGACATTTTGAAATTTAACAAGCCGGCTCTGATAACGGCTGCGGTCAACAATGCAAAATGAACAAAGTTAAGAGCTTAGACGACTGGCGGGCAATGGTCAACGAGCTAAGGCAAGAGGCAGTAGCGGCAGGCGATCAAGATTTCCTTAGACGGTTCAAACAAGCAAGAGAGCTTGGCGAAAGCAAAGGATCTGATCCTGAATTGTTCATTCTCGCTAACGGCATAAAGCTTATGATTGAAAACCGGGCAAATGCCTGGCTGAAAGAAAAAAGACAATGACACTCAAACAAATCATTGCAAAATACCAAATGCTGAGACACCAATATGAAACGGTAACAATAGACCAAGTGCTAACCGATCTAAGGTCTTTACAAAGGTCAAGATCATGACATTAAGCGAGCCTCAAAGGTCACGGGCCCAAAGCTACAGCCGTTCAATAAGGCGCAAAAGGCTCAAGGACAAATACGGCCTGAATTGGAAAGATATGCAATTTACAATGCCGAAATGACAGAGATCAAATATCCGTTGAGCATAAAGATCATAAAGCTTTGTGAAAAGCTTATTGACACTCACTTTAAGGCAAAAGGCAATTCTTGGGCGAGCGGCCAGCAAACGCCAATGCCTTTTCTTTTCAGCAAATTGCAAGAGGAATATTCTGAATTTCTAGAGGCATTTAGAGATCCAAAATATGAGGTTGCAAAAGAGGGTGCTGACTTGATTAACGTTATTGCAATGCTAATGCGCCGATATGATAAAAGCCTGCAAGGCGAATGAAAGAAGATTGTCAATCAATCTTGCTGATCTTTGAGCAAGAGTATTTTTGTGAGCTTGAAAAGGACCATAAAGGAAAGCACCTAATGCGAGGCAGGGATAATTATCAAAGAGCTTGGTTGTTGACTTGGTAAAAACCTACAAAGGCCTAGCGTATTATGTGCTTTGGTGCTCGAGCTGTGATGCCTACATTGACCACGGTTGGTATTTGCCAATTCAGGAAACGAGCAAGCGAGTGCACATGCAAAATTATCAAGGCCATGAGCCTGAAATAAAGAAAAATGTAAAGTTCTTGACGCCTGAAAAACAACATGAAGGCAAATAAAAAAGGCAGGGATCTCAAGCCCTTGATGCTTTCAAACAAGCACAATTGGTTAACGCCGCCTGATTTCTTTAACCCAATAAGAGATGCTTTCAACATAGAGCTAGATCCATGCACAACGGCGGATAATCCTCTTGGCACAAAATATTTTATCACTGCCGAGAGCAACAGCCTCACAAAAGACTGGCTATTCAACGCCTTTTGCAATCCGCCTTTCAATATGGTCAAAGAATTTACTGCAAAGTGCATGAGAGAAAGCGCACACCAAAAAATAACAGTGGTTGAGATAATGGCAAACAGGACTGAAACGGCAGCCGTGCAAACATACGGGCCTTATGCCAAAGCCTTTTGCCTGATAAACAAGAGAATATCATTCATAGATCCAGACAAGGCCGAGCAAATGATGAGCCCTACATTTGGATCAATGCTCTTGATATTCAAACCTGATCCTCTAACAATAGCACAGCTCGAGACTTTGCAGAGCTTTGGCTTGACTTTGGGCCACTATAAGCTATGAGCCAAAAGTTTGTTCTACAACTCTTAAAAGAGCTAGGCGGCAAGGCCACGACAATGGAAATTGCGGCCCTGGCAGAAAAGAAATATCCTAAATCGAGTCAGCACAAATATGTAAGTCATAGCCTAGGCAAGCTTAGAAAGTGGGGCGAGGTTGACAGAACCTTTGTAAAGGGCTCGACTGAGGCGCATTGGTTTATAATCAAAAAACAATGATTAACCTAATACAGCTTGCAGTTGTCTCAGTGATAGTAACAATAGCCGGCGCAACTCTAATGCTTTATATTTACATACCATTGCAATTGCAGATCCAGCAAACAAAGGATCGTGTGCATGACAAGCCAATATCAGTCACGGCAAAACCATTGCTTTACGGCTCTGACACTAGAACAATGAGCCATGAAAGCAACGTGACACTCTCGGTTTATAGCGGCGGAATAGTAAAGATTAACATTAATCTCAATGCCTCGAGCCTTGCAGGCTTTGATCCTGCAAACAAGGCCCAACTCGAGGGCCTATACTTGATTGATATTTGGTGTAACGATCCAAGGGTTGACTTTCAAAGCTTGACTACATTGAACGTTGTTGACGGTTTTGGCAAGGCCTCACTTGATTTCATTTTGCCATTGGCAGGATATCAGGATTGCAGCATAATACTAGAGAACAAGAGTCAAAATATCGTTCTAATGGCTCACTGGCAATATCTAACCTTGACATAAAACATTGGCTGACGAGATTATTACGATTAAAGTTAGCGAATATGGATCTTCGAGTGATGAGCCTTGGCTAGAGATAACAAAATGGTCCGAGGGCATTGCCAGGTTCAAAATACAGAGAGATATCAAACGTCTATCTAATAACATTACAAAAGCCAAAACTCAAGAGGACAAAGCGCAATACACAACCCAAATCAAAAGTTTAGAATTACTGCTTGCTTTTATTGAAACATTGGGCTAATGAGATATAGAGTATTTTGCATTTATTGTGACAAGGGCATTTCATTTGAAAAGTTTCAGACAAGCGCAAGCGATAAAGTGCTTGGACTGATCCTAGGTCATAACGTAGATTTTAAGATACTTGCCGCCCACAAAAGCAGCAATGGACCAATGAAACCAATGTTTGAATTAGAGATAATAAATTGATCTGCATAGTCTGCAAGAAAAATGAAAGTGCCTTTAACTTCAATAACATTTGCATAGCCTGCTTGAGCCATTTGCTAAGTATGACAAAGCATTGCAATTGCAATATCTGTATTGAAGTGAGAGAACAATTAGAGGAAAGGATCAAAACTCTAAATTAAAAATGAAATTACTTGTCTATTAGTAGTTACCAAAATCATGGTAAGCTTGAGCCGCAGCTCATTAGCTTTGCAGGTTCATAACTTTAACAACAAAGCATTTGCTTGCGTGTGCGTGTGCGCTTTTACAGAAATTGACATGAGCCGATTTAACAACAAAAAAAGAATGATTATCATAACCCATTTGCTAGAGCGTGACGGCAATTTGTGCCAAGGTTGTGAAAACAAACACGGCTTTGCCTCAACAAAGGACATGCGGATCGATCATCTTGACGGCGAGAAAGATCATAATTGCCTCCTTAATCTAAGGCTGACATGCAACGCTTTCAACGTTCAGCCAAGGCCGAGTGCTCGACCGTATGTATATGCGTGTGCATGCGGTTACAGACCCAACCAAACGCTAGCCCAAGCAGAGCGTCAAGCCGATCAAGGGATCAAAGTAAAGCTTGACGATCTCGAAGCTAGCAAGTCACGCACGGCCACAATGAGAACAAATGACAGGTGCGAGAAGCCGTTTAACAAATGGCTTAATCAAATGCTTGACAACGGCGAGGCTTATTCATATGACGAATACGCAAACGCCGGATCTTTCAAATTTGAATGTTCCTCAGACACAATAAAGCGTTATCTCAACAAGCGTCTTGATCTGCCAGAGTGCAACCCTATTAATGGAGATCTGATCCTCAGATTGGGCCCTAACGGTAGGCTTTGTCTAACATGGAAAGATAAAGAAAGATGGTATTTTAAGAAATGAAAGATCAAAACGAGCAAAGCCAAGATCCGCCAATGACTATTTTAGATGGGCGTTTAAGGCGTATTGAGCAAACAATAATTTACGTTGAAAAATTATTATTGATGCCAGTTGAAATAATAACCAATTTCGATATTCACCAAAGCTATGAAGATAATATCAGGCGCTTAGCTTATGAATATGTCAAGATCAATTGGCGCTTGAGCAATGGCATGACAAACGATTATGTTGACACAATTTTAATTTGCAAAAGAAAAGAAGTTGAATTAAGAGCGAAAGAATTAGGTCTAGACAATGAGAGAATATTAGGTGTATTATATAGTGCACCTGATAAATCAGGGGTAATTTTGAAAACCAAAACATTTATGGAAACATTCAAAGGGCTTGCAGGTGAAAATAATGAGGTTGAATTTAAAACACTTATTTCAGAGTTGGTTAAAACTGGCAAATTTAATGATGAGGAAGCTCAGAAATATACCCAGAAATTCAATCGTGAGGGGCAAATCTTTGAAAGGCGGCCCGGATATTGGGCTAAGGCATGACTAGCCAGGCATTGACAGATCAGCGCAAATATCAGCACAAGACAAAATCGAGAGGCTATAAAGCCAAAGGCAAGCTCTCAGTATATGGCGCCTGGTATAGAAAATGGCGGGCCTTGCTTGTGCAAATTCATGGCGGCCAATGCAAGCAATGCGGTTCAACCGACAAAAGCTTATTGGAATTTGCCCACATTGGTGAAACGCCGCTTAGCAATACACTCGAGGGCCGAGGTTCTTACACTCGTCTAAAAGACATTCTTGATCACCCTGATTGCTATTTGCTGCTTTGCCAAGATTGTCATAAGATCCTAGACGAGAGAGCCGGCAAGCCATGACTGACGGGTTTTATGGTGCAATCTATTTAATTGTAATTATTGTAGTCGTAATTGGTTTACTAGTGTTATTTGGTTATCTAAATAGACCACAAACACCATTTGGCGATCAAATGTATTTGACTGACAGCATAACGGCCCGCAAAGGCATACAACATTTTGAAATCAAATGATTTGCAGAGAGGCGGGCTTTCATTTGCAAGGGAATTGTGAAAGGTGCAACAAAGATCGGTCCTTGGTCCATTGCTGGCATTGTTTCAAATGGTTCTGCAAAATCTGCCTAGAAAGTCATTGTTATGAGTAACATAAGTAAGGATCTTAGCCTGCAAGACGGCAAGGCCTGCATTGAATTGATCTCAAGACGCTTTGGCGTGCCCTGGCGTGCCGTAACGATTGGACCTTTAGCAACCTCAATGTGTATGTTTCACCAAGAGAGGTTTAGATCTTATGCGATATGGGCAAATTGGCAGCATGATTTTTGTTTTCCTTGTTTCTCGAGAGCAATTGCAAGCGGCCAAATGAAATCATACGGCCAAGGATATTTAGCCACAAGAACCTTTAAGCATTGGTCACAAGGCTAAGTTGTCAAACAGAACGGCCCGCCTAGCAAACAAACCTTGCCCGGCATGTGGTCATGCAGTAACTTATCATAGAAAGTTTTGTGAGCATAAATATTGCCATTGCAGCGCAACATTGGCCGAGCTCATAGAGTTTCATTCAGGCAGGAAAGATCCAACGTTATATTAAAAAAGAGGGAAAGATAATTATCTTTGGCAATGTCTGATATAATTCTTAAACTCTCAAATCAAAAAGCCGTTGACATAGCCGAGCTCATAAGACTCTATTTGCAATATTTGCAATATCTAAAGCCTGTTACCGACGCCGCAAAATATCAAAGGCTGCTCGAGGTAAAGCAAGAGCTAGACCTAGCAAACTTAGTTTAAAATGAATTGTCCGGACTGTAAAGCAAAACATGATTGCAAGGGCGCCGACGCCGGCCGGCACACCTGCCAGTTTTGCGGTATTCGCTTTTCGAGTATAAACGGCAAAGAAATAAGGATTTGACGACTTGCCCAATTTGCAAATTATGGGGCGTAAAATATCCCTATGACGATAACGGCAATAATAGAGAATTGAGCGCACACCTAGAAAATAAACACATGAAGGGGCAATTGATAGAATACATACTTTTGACAACAAAAATAAAGGAAATTTGACGGCTAGGCAATCAAAGCGCAAATGCCCCTTATGTCTCAAGAAAAAAGAAGTGAGCTATATGTTGGCTTGGGAGCTTGGCGAGATCCATGAGTGCCCTAATTGCAACGCCTGTTTTGATAATGAACTATTGGCAAAGCTGAGAGTATGAGTTTTACAGCATATACGCTATTGAGCTATTGCCCTTTCTGTAAAAGGATCTATTCACCAAAAAGGCGATATTGTAATAATTGTAAGGACAAAGCGAACAAACCAAGGCGGTTAAGGTCAAAATGGTTTGCAAAAAAGGATATTATATGGACCAAAGCAGAAATCAAGAAGATCCAAATATGAGAAAGCGTTTTGTCGTTATGATATTCATTCTAGGCCTGATCCTAGGTTGGCTATTCGGCAGAAATGGTTAACAAAATCTACCTAGACGGCAAGCGATATTGTGCACGTTGCCGACTGAGAACATTGTTGTTACACTGTCCTGAATGTGGCCGAGTAACAAGAGCAAAGCCACGCTAATGGCAGCCAAACACAAATGCCTTTTATGTGACAAGAGAATTAACAGCAATGATAGTTATCCTGAAACATTCCTTTGCAGGACAGTGCATTATTTTTGTATGCACGTTCATAGGCTAGGGCGCAAGATCCTCAAGGGTAAGAAATACAACGACGACAGACATAGCATTAGAATAATCACATACATTCTAACAAACTTTCCAAGGCCTGATTGCAAAGGCATTTGCATTGCAAAATATCACGCCGTAAAGCGCAACCCAACAATGTATTATCAAGGCCTTAAATGGTGCAAAACATGCTATAGAGCCCTGGCGTCAAAGAAAAGGTCATGCCCCTGTTGTGGCTATAGGCTAAGGGAAATGCCAGCAAGTTCAAAAGGCCGGAAAGCAATGAGGTTGATAATTGCAAAAACTGATAACAGCCGACGGTAACACAAACATTTACCAATTACCAATACACATATCAAAAATAGGCAACCAAGCTTTCAGAGTTGAACATAAGATCCTTTTCACGGGCGAGGTTTTAAAAATGCTAACAATAAGGCAGGGCCTTTGGCGCAAGACCGTTTTCCTCGAGGATCAAGGCGATCTTTGAAAGTCTTACCTGAATACGACAAAGAGGCCTTTTTTGATCCTTGGGGCAGGCCTTTGACGGCAATCTATTATTGCAAACATTGCGTTGCAAAAATAGGCCGGACTGACCTAAGACGGCACTTGATCAAATTCCATAAGTTAACATTTGCAATTGGCTCAAATAGGGATCACCCAAAGGTTGCAGCAAATTATATAAGAATTAAAAACCCATTTTCTTAATTAATCATAACTAACTGTTTTTAGGTAAATATCACACTAACAAGCTTTTGTTATGGTTTATTAGTGTGAGACACCAAAGATAATTGAAGTGCAAAATAGATTGCTTTGCAATTCCTGCCGTGCATTAGCTGAGGATCTTGCGGGCCTAGAGGGCTATGGTGACGCTTTCAGGCTCAATATAGGCCTATATGCAAGAAAGTTTGGGCATGAGCAAGCGCATAAAGTAATAAGGGAAAAATGGCATACAGTTTTCAGCGTGCCAAGCCTAGATAGTTTCATAGCTGGCGCAATGACAGCCTGAAAATCTTTAATAAATGCAATAGTTTAACCTGCAATATGGTAAAAGCAACAATGCGCAAGATCGTCAATATCGGCAGTAGCTGTATGATAACTTTGCCAAAATCAATTGTAGACAGCCTAAAGCTCAAGCCGGGCCTGCAAATGAAGATTGCCTTATTGCACGGTCAAGTGATCATGGAACCTTTAGACACTGACATAACGGTAAGCAATACACAAGGCCGGCACAAAGTCGTTTTGACACCATAAAACTTTAAACATAACTATATTCTAGTAAAAAGTGCCGGTAAATGCCATTTCCATTGAGCGAGCTCAATCTTGGCGGCACTTTTGCCTTTATTGTTACTCTTGATAATCAACTGAGGGTTTACAAAGTTGCGCCTGTTTATGGCAGGATCTTCCATGTGCCTGATCTCGGTGATTTCCATTTAGACGAGGAATATCGTTATATCTTGACCAATGGGCGAGCTGAAATCTATTTTTACAGTCAAAAAGGCACAAATCCCAACTCATTGCAGGCCTATAATGAGCTTGACGACTATGCCAAAAAGAAAGAACAAAAATGCTTGGAAATGCGGGATATCTGCCTATTCGTTGACAAGTTTAGAAAGGTTGAGGTTGGCAAGGCCGTCATTGAAAGGTTGCAGAATGATCCAAACAACCCAATAACCGACGAGCAACTTGCGGATATCCTAAACGACGCCAACTTTGATTTCACTGTTGAAAAGCTAACGGCCCTTTCAAAGCCAAGACCCGGCGGTGAGGGCTTGCCGTCAGAAAACGCAATTGCCTGGCTCAATTCATATTTCAAAGAGGATTGCGTTGCAAGGCTTTACGTGCTCATGCGGGAAATCACTGACGAGAAATTTAAAATGCCGCAAAGCAAGCCAGTCAAAGGTTTTATGTCATATTTTGGTGCAACAGCCGGCAAAAAGAACATTGCTCTCATTGTGATCAACAACTCGAGGCTTGACATAGATCCAAAGGTGAAAATCGAAATGAATTATCAAAAAGGCTACTATGAGCTTTTGACGAAAAAATACGGCAGCTTTGATATTAAAGAGGCAAAAACCCGTTATAAATTCGGGCGCCAAAACATCTTTGTTGTTATGGTTGACACGTCAGACAGGCAGCCAGAACAAGAATTAGAAATCCTGCCGGCACCGGTAACAGATCAAGTTTTGCCAACAGAACAAGAGAAAGTGCAAGCAATGCAACCCGTGCTTGCTGCGGCCGCCCGCAAACGTGGCCGCCCAAAAAAAGATCAAACAATAGTTGTTGACGAGGCAGGAACAACATGATCGACAAAGAAGATTATTCGGATTGCAAATGCGGGCATGGATCTTGCCCTAATTGCGGATGCCATTTTGATCTAGGGGATAACGACAAATGACAAACCCTTATGAAACGCCTGATGAGGCACTAAAAAAAGCAATTGAAAGCGTCGGAACTCCAAGGGCAGATCAGCCAGTGATAAAGGTTACAGTTGACGGCATGTATTATTTCGTTAGCAATCCTGATGAGCTTTTCACGGCAAATCAATTGGTAAACAAGCTTGCAAGGCTTGCGCCCGCCGCACAAACAGCCGCAAGGCCTGCGCCTGATAATGGAAACGGCAAGGTCAAAAAGCCGGTTATAAGGGCAATTGAAAAGCCAAAGCTTTCAGTCTTTAGGAAAGAAAAGGCCTTGCCGGTTGTTTACCGTCACGTCAAGAATGAAACGATCAACCTGCAAGCCGGCAGTTTAATGCCAAAGTCAGACAAGATCCTTTTCATTGATCCGAAAGCAGTTGAGATGATGCCAAAGGCAACGCCGAGGGTAAAGCTGATCTTTGAGCACATGAGTATGCCAGTAAAGAAAAAACCAATAGATCCAAGGCTGCTTATCGGCGTGGCTATAATGTCAGTAATTGTAATTATTGGAATTACGATCCTTTACAGCAATGTCATTAGTCCGGCTGACAAAGCACAAAAAGCCTATGATCTAGAGGTTCTACGAAATGGCGGCAATGCAACAGGGATAACAAAACCAGGCGGTAGCCTTTTCAAATTCGAGCCGCCAAACCCATTTGCGCCAATGCCTCAACCAAAGTGATCAAAAATGAATTGCCCTGTTGATAGTTATCTAATGGTGCCAATTGAGCACAATAACAAATTAGTAACTAAATGGGCCTGTCCTGTTTGCAAAGCTGAACTGACAGCATTTAGTGAGGGCAAAAGATATGCAAGATCAGGTTTGATCAGGGATTAACATGCTAATTGAATTGATCTTTTGGCTAGGTGTCGGCCTTTTTTGGTTTATAATGACAATTACGCCTATAGGCGGTTATGAATAATGTTAGGCGATCACCGCCGCAAGAAAGACGAGATTTGGAAACGTGACAAGAATATACTGAGGCAAGGCCTTATCAATTTCAGAATTTGGTTTAGAGCTGCAAACCGAGAAATGAGAGGCATGTTGCCTTTCTTTATTCTAATAGCTGTAATTCTTATAATTGCAAATGTTCTGCCGGCCGTTCAACAAGCCTTTGTGCCAAAGGCTGAGGTCTTGCCGTCATGTGTGACAAATTGTTTTTGGCATATTTGATCTAGATGCCAACCTCGTTTTTCACTCATGGCAAGAAAGGATCAGAGATCCATGAGGAAATGGAGCTTTCCAAAACAAAAAGGGCAATTATGAGGGGCGCCAAGTTGCACACTTGGCAGTTTACAAATATGACGCCTGACGGCAGGCCTCGCTTTAAGTGCCTCTATTGCGATCATGTTGACTTTGCAGCCAAGTGGCCTAACACGCCAAATCCTGATCCAATGAGCCCTTGCTTTGGTGAATATAGAAAGCTCAAGGTCTTGATTGCTTGTGAGTTTTCCGGCATTGTCAGAGAGGCCTTTGCATATAGGGGCCAGGACGCTTACTCTTGCGATCTGTTGCCGTCAGAGAAAACAGACGATAATCATTTTCAGGACAATGTATTAGAAATATTGCATTATGGTTTTGATCTTATGATTGCCTTTCCGCCCTGCACTCACCTTTGCAGATCGGGCGCCCAATGGACCAAAGACGAGCCAAAACTAAGGGATCAGGCACTTGATTTTGTCAAGGCCTTAATGTCGGCGCCTATTGAAATGATTGCTATTGAAAACCCTATTGGGATAATATCAACAAAGATCCGCAAACCTGATCAGATAATACAGCCTTGGCAGTTTGGGCATAATGAAACAAAGGCAACATGCCTTTGGCTGCAAAACCTGCCAAAACTAAAGCCAACAAACATTGTTGCAGGCCGTGATCATAAGGTCCACATGCACGGCGAGACAAAGAACCGTTGGAAAGATAGATCCAGAACCTTGCAGGGCATTGCGGTTGCAATGGCTGAGCAATGGGCCTAAAATAGTCATAAAGGTTAATTGCAACTCTTTGCTTGCATAATTAGGCCTTGGCAAACTGCTTTGAGCTTGCAAACTGCCCTATGGATAATTTCCTTAGTTGGGCAATTGCACCTTACACACAAATCCTTGGTGATTTCATAGAGCCCTTGGTATGGGGCATTGTGGTTGGCCTGCTTTATATCAAAACAGAAAACTCGAGCTTGACGGCCTTGGTTGGCGTATTCTTGCTAACGGGCCTTGTGTCAACAGCTAGCTACCTTAATTCGAGCACAAACCAACTTTACTTTTGGGCAATAGCACTTGTGGCCGTCGGCTTTGGTTGCTCCATGTTCTACCTCTTTAAAGTCAGAGTGCAAAACCCGGTATGAAGTTGAAAGAGCTATTTGCAAGAGGAAAGAGCTTTAAATTGCCAAAGTGGTGGACCCCAAGCGTTTATGTCTTTGGCGGTATGTTGCTAATTTCTTGGTTCATGTTTGACCGTTTGAATATTAGAGAGCCAATATTGGCCTTGATCTTTGCAGTAGGCCTCATTGGTTGGGGAATAAAAGGCATGATAACAACGGCCCTGCTTGTCAAACATATTTTGAAACGTCAAAGTTATTAGCAAGATTGCGCAATCCTGGCTATGCCAAAGAGAAAGAGATCCAGCGTTTCAAAACCTCTTAATGATCTTTACAACTTTGAGCTACAAACCCTCAAAATTGGCGTTGCTGCAAGCATTGGCAATCAATTCATTGGGAAATTGAAGATATGACAAAGCGATCAAAACGCTATGGCCTGAATACATATGATCCAATATCGGGCGCCGTTGTCGGCACTTCTCAATATTCAACTGAATTTGAAAAGACGCTTTACAAAGACTACGGCGGCAGCGCAAAGAAAGCTCGAGACACAACGGCAAGAGATGCAGCAAGCCGAGGTTTAAAAATCAAAAAGTATTCACGGATCTATCTCGGTGATTTTTGAGATTGCCAAGAAAAGACAAACAACGGTTTACCGGCTACCAATATAGCCCTAACAAATTCCCAAAAATCCATGAAAACTACGGTGCAATAATTGATGTTTACGACAACCGGGGCAAGATCAAAGAGCGTTTTCCACAAGGCACAAGTCTTGACGATATAACTCGTTTTGTAAAGAGCAAACACAACCGAGACATTGACTTTTTGGGGATCATTTAAAATGGTTGACACTTGCGGCATTTGTGGGCGGCGTTTAAGAGGCAAAGGCGTTTGTAGATATTGCGATCCACAAGGCGCAAAAGGGCTATGATATCGTTGAGCACTGGCCCAAGGTTGGCGGCGGAACAATTGATATTTTATTCAACAACAAGCACCGGCGAGGAAAGAGGATAAATTAAACAATGGCTTACCATTGCAATTATTGCGGTTATGATTTTCCAACAAACACGGATCTGATCAATCATATCAATCTCTTTCACCCGGGCCAAAGACGCACGGCCCGACGTAAGGCAATGAGCTCTTGGGGATATTGAGACAAGTAAAGTTTAATTATTAAAGGTGTTTTGTCCTTTCTTATGAAAACATTCACGCCTTTAGACTTAACCGACAGCCAAAAACAGATCCTAACAGCCTATGCAAACGCCTGCAACCCGACAATTTATGCGCCAGGCAAAAGGGTGCCAAGTGATCAGCAAATGAAAGACTTGGCATTTCTCAATAACACGGGCCTTATTGACAAGGGGCAAAATCACATTTCAGATCGAGGGGCAGCCTATGTCTTTACTCAATGCGGCTTTCCATTTGACCGCTTTATCAAGGTCCACAAATGGCAGGAAAGGCTTGCAACAAGGATCTTAGTAGGCAAACAAATTGCTGAAAACCAAGACGCTGAGAATTATTATCATTTAAAACGATATGAACTATTGATCAAGTATAACGTCTTTGGGCCAAACAATGCTGAGGGCAATCCTGCAAACATGGGCCAAATGATAACAGAGTTATTTGCGAGTCTAGTAAACAGTGAGCTTTTCGACTGGCAAAAGTTAAAGGCATTTCTATTCAAATACGACATATACGACGATCAAGATTTGATTGCAACAAACTCAAGAGAAAGTTTTGCCGCATACATTGAAAAGGCAAACAGGTTATTGGCATAAAGGTTAATTGCTAGACCTATTTATTAAGCCATGAATGAGTGACAGCGACGAGAGTTCTAACGTCTTGCTGCAAAAGCTAGACGATCATGTAAAGAAAAACTTCCCTCGTATGTTCCTTGATTATAATGAATACGGCGTTAGCGGCACCTTTCTAATTGAAATGTTGAAAGTCTCACGATCATTTTATTCTGAATATTCAGATTGGGCAACTTACAACGACGAGATCCTTAGCGCAATGGATGCAACGGTTTTGTCAAGTGCAAGCCAGGGCGGAAAGATGCGCAATTCATTTTTGATCAAACGTTTCCAAGTGCAACATTCAATGCCTAACCAAGACGGCGAAAAAAAGGCAGGGTTCTTTGACGGTCTAGGCGATCTATTTGGCGGCAAGAAAAACAACAATAACGGCCAAAACGAGCTCTCAAGAATGGGCGGATAAAAAGAGATTTGAGTGCGCCGCCCGACGCTAGACCATATCAAGGCAGGCCACTGGCACCAAACGAGATCAGGGGCGCCGGCACACTCTCAAGAGCTGAAATCATACAACAAAATCAAGATGCCTCAATAAGATCGCAAGAGGCCGAGGCTGAAAGAAAGCGGCAAGCTGAAATAGCAAAGGCTCAAGCAAAGGCTGATCAGGCGGCTAGGGCAGCGGCAAGACGCCGTAAAAATAAGTCAAAGCGTCAAGAACAAACACCAACTCAAAGCGTTGACGTTTTTGCAACTTATCGAGAATTGAAAGCCAAGGGTAAAGCTCAAGGGATTGACACTTATCAGGCGGATATCAAACAGAACCTGGCAACCGGCCAGGTAAAAGCAAGCGCAAAAGGCGTCGAGTCAAAAGAGGCCCGTCAAAAACGAGAGGATAAAGAGGCACAACGTCTTATTGACGACACAATTGCCGATCTGAAAGCTAAAGGAACAAATCTAAATCAAGCAAAGTTTACGGTTGGCAAATCTGCAACAGGCGGGCTAAAAATTACTGGCAAGATAAAAGCAGACACAAAGCCAACGGTGAGCGCAAATCAAGCAACAACGATTGTTGGCCTTGACGAGAAAAGCTTTATTGCACAACAAGAGGCTCAAGGCCTGCATTTCACGGGTAAAAAGACGCCAAGAGCCGAGGGCGGCTTTGACTATGAGTTTTACAACGTCAAAGAGTTTGCAAAGAATAGACGCCAAGAGAACGCAAACAGGGCATATATCAAGGATCTAAAAAGGCAAGGGTATGTGCAAACAGGAACAAGGGCCTTGCCCGGCGGCGGTGAGGAATTAGAATTTGGTTTGCCTCAAGAGCCAGTTAAAGAGTTTAAACCTGGCATTGGCGAGCAACTTTATCGAGGCACGGTAACTTATGGGGCTGAATTTGTCGGCGGCGTTGCCAAGTTCTTTTCATTTGCGCCTGGTGTGTCAGAAAAGACAAAGCGCCAGGGTGAGGAAAATGTAAGGCAATTCACTGAAAAGTTTGGTGCAGATAAAGAGCACCCTGTTTATGGCGGCTTTAGTGGTCTGTCGGCAGGCCTTGGCGCCTCGCTTGGTGACACAAATGCACAAGCACAATTAGCCGACGCCAACAAGGCTTTCAAAGAAAGGCCTGTTGAATTTATAGCAGCAAGCGCCGTTGACGTTGGCGCTGGCCTCATTGGTCTAAGAGGCGGCAAAGGCGGATCTGTCATAAAACCGGCAGCGGCAACAAAAGGAACATTGAAACAAGAGATTGTTGCATATAACAAGAATTATCCGGCTCAAGGCCCTGCCAAGCTAAAGAAAAGTGAGGCTTTCACGATCCCGGCAAAGTCATTTGAGATCCCAAAAAAAGAAGTGACGATAAAGCCGGCCTCTTTCAAAATCAAGGGCAAAAGCTATGATCTGCCGCAACAGTCATTTGACATTCCTGAGGCCAAAGGCGGCCAAACTTATGAAGCTTTCAAACCTGCAAAAATGTTGAAGTTTAGGCCTCTCGGTGAAAGCAGTGAGACAATAGGCACAAGAGTTGAGGCAAAGCCGACAACAACAAAGAGCTATGAATTGCCAAAGTTAGACAAGGATCTTTCTAATCTAGGTAACAAAGGCAAAACGGTGCTCAAGCTCGAGCCAAAGACGACGACAAAAGAACCAAAGACAATTGCCGGCTCAAATCCTGGCCTTGCTGCCAAGCTGAAAAAAGAGCTTGACGCTGTTGCTTTGAAAGGTAATTTGAAAGGCCGCCTTGAGCCTCTTATCTTGCCAAGGAAAGCCAAAGTGCCAAAAACGGGAAAGGCGCCGGAAATAAGAGCGTCAAGCTTTGCCTACGAAAAAATAAAGTATGAGGCGCCAAAAGAAAGAAGATCAAGGGCGATCTATTCAGTGCCAAAGACGCCGTTAGGGTTTGGCGGCTTGACAGGGGCCGAGCGTGTTAGGCGCAAGCGTGAGAAAACCGAGACTGAATTGCAATTTCTGACAAGGCCCGGTGAAAGTCTCGGCATTGGCAGGCGCTTTGGAACGTTAGAAAGTCAAAATTTAACAGAAAGGCTGAGTGCTCGAGTCAATAAAAAACAAGGTAGTTTGATCAAAATTGAAAACCTCTTGTTGCTTGGCAAGAAAACAAAAGGCGGCACGGTCCTGAAAACCGACTTTGGCCTTGGATCAATACTCAAGGATATCTCAGAGCCAAGACAGGCTCAAGGCCTGAGAATTAAACAAGGCCTCAAGACACAAACAAAACAACGTGTGGGCCTAGTCTTTGGGTTGCCTAAATTACAAAGATCAGGACTAACAAGGCTACCAGGCGGAATAAAGATCCCGACGCCAGGGCGCAAAACAGTTGAAAAGACGCCAAGAGAATTTTTACCAAAACTCAAGTTTGCGGGCGCCTACCGTCAATCAGGCAGATCAAAGAACAAGAGCAAAAGGCGAGTGACATTAAGAGAGTTTCAAGTAAAAGACGTTTTGAGCGCCGTATTGGGCGAGCAAAGCGGCATAGCAAAAGGCTTTGAAAAGTCTTTTGGTAAATTCTACTAGTCCAAAGCTTTAGAAAATTATATTAATAAGCACGTTATGTTTTAACCCTAGCATTTGCCATATGCTTGCAGGGGCCTAACAATACTAAAGAATAAAGTTCTAAAGTGCAAGTGGTGCCGAGGCATGTTGCTGCAAAAACGTTTTCCAAGACTTCAATCGGGCGGCATGTATCGTATGTTATATCAATGCGTCTGTTGTGGCCGTCATACAATGGGCGAGCTAGAAATGGGAAATCTGACAAAGAAAGAATTTATCATAGAAAAGCCTGTTAGAGCACAAAAAATGCTTTTAAAGCAGTTAAATTATTAAATCAACAGTTGGGCTAAAATGCAAATAGAAAAACAAAATGATCTTGGCGTCAAGCTAAAGTTTGAACAATTACAACGGAATTTTGACCTAGCAAAAAACTCACTTAGCGAGTTTGCACAAGTTGCCATTGGCTCAAATGAGTTGAGAGATTGGGCAGTTGGCGAGATAACACGCTATGCAATGTCAATACGGGCCAGCAAGATCGACAAAGACGAGTTGAACAATTTCTTTACTTATCCTTATTGCATTTTGGCAGGCAGACATGAGGGCGAGGCCTACCTGGCGATCCCAAAGTTTATTGACGCTCATTTTGGTTGGTTGCACAAGGTAACACCAAGTTACAATATCTTTCTAGTCAATAGATATGTTGATTGGCTAGGTGAATTACCACAACAGTTAAAAAACGAGCTAAAGTTTGCTGATCCTCTTGACGTGCACCTTGAGGGCGATTATCTTATTGGTCCTGACGTTAAAAAGGTGAAAGAGAAATTCGGCGCTTTCATAAAGTCAACAGACAAGCAAGGCAGGCTCTTGATCGACAAGGCCCGTTATTTTGAGATGCTTGCAGCATTGATCAAAGACGGCATTTTACCTTTCTCGCCGCAAGCAGTTGATCAAGAAGATTTGGTGCAAGGCCGCAAGTGTGACTTTGAGCTAAGAGATTATCAAGTTGAGGCATGGAAAGAGTTTTTGAAATATTCAAACATTGGCGCTTTCTTTCCGCCTAGCACTGGCAAAACCTTTCTTGGCTTATGGGCAATGACGCATATCAAGGGCCCGCACTTGGTTGTTGTGCCAACTCGTCTATTGATTGAACAATGGAAAGAGAGAATTGAGCTATACACGGATCTGAGGCCCGACGAATACGACGTTATGACGTATTATGCCGGGATCAAAACAGGCAAAGACTATAAGCTAAAGATAATTGACGAGGTGCACCATTTGCCAAGCAATGAATTTAGCAAGCTCGCAGCAATCAAAGCAAAATATTCAATAGGGTTGAGTGCAACGCCGCAAAGGGAAGATGAACGAGAGGAATTTATTTTTGCATTGACTGGCAAACCTGTTGGCTTGGCTTGGGAAACATTCAAACACTTGGGCATAATTCAAAGCCCGCCGTTGCATGTTTGGATTGTAAAAACCGACGCTGAAAGGATAAAACAAGTCGAGCAATTGCTAAACTCAGAACAAAAAACGATCATATTCTCGGACAGCATTGCACTAGGCAAGGAAATTGCAAAGAAATTTAGTTTGCCGCACATTCATGGCTCGAGCAAAGAGCGCCTTTCAACGATCAAAGATGTGCCTTGTTCTATTGTGTCAAGGGTTGGTGACGAGGGCATAAGCCTGCCTGATATCCAACGGGTTATAGAGGTAAGTTGGTTACATGGCAGCCGACGGCAGGAATTGCAAAGATTTACCAGGTTACTGCACGGCCGAGGCAAACAAGGCGAGGCCCACATAATTATGACGGGCCAAGAATATGAAACGGATCACAAAAGGCTTTTCAGCATTATGGATAAAGGGTTTAAGATCGTCTTGCACCGGCAAGGTATGGAAGATAAAACCATTGCGTCAATTGCTCATAGCTTGGAAAGAAAGGACCGACAGCCGAGGCAAAAGAGATCCAAGCCAAGCGAGAGCCAAAAACCAAAGACAGCAAAGATCACTGAGAGCCAAGAGGAATATCCTTTAATGAAATTTGCAGGGATAAGAAAGATAATAGAGTCAGCGCCGACAAAGACACAAAAAAGTATTCTATTATTCCTTATCTCACCGCAAAATCAGAACCAAGGCTTTACTCAAGAAATGTTAGCCTTGTCCTTGGGCTATTCAAATGCAAGAAGCTTGAGCGCCAACGGAGATCTTGCAAAGCTGAAAGAGAAAGGTTATATCAAGAGTGTGGGCGGCAAGATAAGCCAAAACTTTAGCTCAATGGTCTAGCGTGTCATTAGAAGTTAACCAAACCGTCTTGACTGGCGGCGGCATATGAATTATTACAATATGCTCACTTGAGGTTTGATTGTCAACTGATCGGCCAAAGTCAACGGGCGGGCCTGGATAAAGTAGGCCTGCTATTATAAGGGCAAAGACTATTCCGCCAATTATCAAGGCATATCGTAAACTCATACCTATACTGACAACAACCTCTTGATAAAATGCTTGTCTGTAAAAGATTTGACACAAACCTTTATCCTGCTTATAGTATGCTATAAGCAGGGCAATGGCAAGGAAATCTGAATATTGTATAAGCTGTAGAATGTGGGGCCGAGATGTCAAAAGGCTTTTCATAAGAGTTAGCATAAAACAAGAGGCCCGCCGTGCAAATAGCTGGCAACATAAATTCAAACAACGGGCAAAGCCTATTGGTTGGATCTGCCTTGCGTGCGGCGCAATGTTTACCGACGAGCAAGCAGAAAAGTGTTATCTCAAATCGCATGGATCACCACAATGGGATAAAAAAACAGGCGAGCCAATTCAGGGAAAGCAAAAGGTCAAACCAATAAAAGGTTTGGCAGATCTTATTTGGGAAATCAATTATGGCAAATGGTAAACAACAAGGTTATTTGCAACTTCTTAGTGTGCTAAACTAAATGGGCATACTTGGCAAGCTGAAAGAACGTTATTCAGCCTCAAGAGCTTATGGCAGGCCAGCGCCCAAAGCTGAGGTTGGGATCGATCTTGACGAGGATCGAAAGTTCATGTCTGAAACAAGGCAAGCAATGAGATCAAAAGAGAAAGACGACGACACACAAGGCGGCCTCTTTGAAAGCAAAAAGGAAAGGTCTGCACGCATTGAGGCCAAAAGGCAAGAAAGAAAGAAAAAAATCCATAAAGTTTACAACAAGATCAATAGTGGCTTTGACAAGTATGAGAAAGGAAAAAAGAAAGTCGGCAAAATGTTTGACCAAATAGGCGGCATGTTGCCAAATGAAGGCTCGTCAAGAGGGCGAGGCGGATCAAGCTTTGGCGGCGGTTTTGGCGGGCTAAGTCAGCGTGACATTAACGAGCTTGCAGGCCTTGGCGGCGGGCCTCGATCAAGCGGCGACAGCCGTAAAAGGAAAGGCAGCTCTAGGCGTGGCTTGGTGCCAGTTTATCAAGGATCAAGAGTAGTTGGCTATGTCAAAGGCGGCGGTGCTAGAAAAAAGAAAAGCTCAAGACGAAAACAGAGCAATCCCTTTGGCATTAATAGCATTGACCTAGGTTTTTAAAATTATGCCAAAGAAAGATACAACTGACATAAGAAAGATAAGGCGCATTTTGGCGGATCAAGGAATAGCCTTTAATGGTGACAAATTCACCAAGGCAACAGTTGTTGATTTGTTAAAGTATTGCAAGAGCGAGCAATTCAGCAAACCGACAAGGCCAAGGCGTCAAGGCTCTTTTTGAGACATTTTCAGCATGACGTAAAAGCTGCAATTGATCCAAAAGAACGCAAGGGCTCGAGTCAAGGGCCCAAGATTATGCTGCGCCGTTTCCAATGCTATATTAAAAGCACACCTGCAAAGCCACGCCAGGCATTTGTAAATAAGGCGCATTTTCAACCTCACACAACAATGATCATTAATCAAGATTGAGACTTTCATAGACTCTAACGTTAGGGCCAATATGATCAGAAATGCTTAAGAAGCTTGGTTATCTAACATGAATTACCGGACCGCAGCTCTTGAATTGAGTGCCTAAGCCTCGTCTGCCGTTGCTGCAATGGCGGCAGACAGGCCATTTTAACTAACCAGGTGCACATTTTCACGCTCAAACTTGAGCACAAAATAACGCAGCGGCAAGACTAAAAGCTTATACACTACCATTTTATTGGTAAATACGACTAGAATAGTTGTCGAGTAAATACCTCTTTCAATTCGGCACCGATTTCCTCAATAGGCACAAGGGCCTTGCAGACAGTAACATCAACATGGCAGTTTGCGCCGCTTGGTCCTGCAAGAAAGCTTTCAAACCTGGCGATTGGCTCTTTAGCAAGCCGGGATATCGAGGCAAGCAAAAACGATATCATTTGAAATGTGCAATGCGCCTTTTGATCGTCACAAAGAACGAGCTTAAAGCTTATCGCAATCTGTTTTACATTGTCGGCCTTGGCGTGTGGGCAACAGAAATCGCAAGACACCTTTTCATTGCACACCTTTAATTGCCAGTTATGTTTTAACCTGCAATTGTGGCCGAGGCCTGCTTTGAAATGTTCTTAAAGGCGCTCAATAACAGGGCGCCGGAAACAAGAAAGCAATACATAGAATATGTTAACGAGTTCAAAAACTGGCAAAAAGCAAGCAGTTATGAGGATCTATTGATCGGCGGCGTATTGAAAGAGATTGAGGAAAAATTGATTAATTATATCACACACCTTAGCAACCTCAAGCTCTCATATTCAAAAATGAATTTGGCGATATCTGCAATGCAAAGGTTCTATCTTGCAAACAGGCTAGTCATTAACACAAAATACATTAGACTATTCACGCCGAAATATGAAAGGTCAAGCGAAAACGGCTCGCAGCCTTACACAAAGGATCAGGTTGAAAGGGTTTTGCAAAAGGCAAAGCCAAGAGAAAAGCTTGCAATCTTACTCATGGCAACGGCGGGCCCGAGAATAGGCGCCTTACCATTGATCAAAGTCAAGCACTTGACATTTATCGAGGCAAAGCAGCTCTATGCAATCAAGCTCTATGCAGGCAGCCAAGACGAGTATTGGACCTTTACAACGCCTCAAACAAGCAAGCTTATCATGGCAGCAATCAAAGACGCCAAGCCGGACCGTTATCTATTGAAAAACCATTTTTACAAAGACGAAAATGAGCCGACTACAAAGGCGGCCTTGGAAACAACCATTTGGCACTTGCTGATCAGTTGCAGCATAAGAAAGAACGGGCATGACACGTTGCAGAGAAAGAACGTGCAGCTTTTACACGGCTTTAGAAAATTCTTTAGAACGCAATTGACGATTGCAGGCGTGCACCAAGAGAACGCTGAATACCTGCTTGGGCACATAGGTTATCTTGTCAAGACGTATAGCAAGCCCGAGCCAAAAGAGCTATACGACAGGATCGAATACGACAAGGCGATCCCTTATCTGACCTTTGACAAGCTACCAAAAAACGAGTAAGAACCATTATCTTGGTTGTCAATTTCAGGACTGACAAAATCTTATATAGGCAACTAGGGAATACTAGGGTATGACGACGATCAAATATGCTATATACGTCGATCACTTAGGATCGCTTTCAGGCTTTTCAAAGTGGGCAACAGAAAATGACACCGACAGCGCCGGCGAGTGTGCGGCAGGCCTGCTAAAGAACGCTGACGTTGCGGCAATAAGGATCGAAAAGGTGTATTCATAATGACACTCTCAGACTTTGATCAAATGCAGGAAACGCTTAGGGATCTAGAGCAAGCCGGCGTCTATATCATGTTATTCGGCCACAAAACAACCTCGAGCCAGTTGCAATCATTGCTTGCCGGCCTTGACAAGCTACGGGTGAAATATCCGGGGTGCTTTCAATGAAATGCGTTTGCGGCCATGACTTTGGCATACACGGCTTTGAAGATTATGTTAACTTTAGAAAAGTCTGCCATGAGGGCATGAATACGCCAAATGCCTGCACCTGCAAAGATTTCAAAAGGAAATATCCAAAGAGGATTGCGAGGGCGGCCCTAAAATGACACATTTGAATATCAAGACGTTTGCAGACTATAGCTTTGAACAATTGACTAAAGCAATAAACGACTTTTTGAGCTCAATACCTGCCGAAAGAGTCAAAGATATAAAGAATACGACGACATTCGACAGCGCCAACGGCGATATGCTATTCATGGCAATGGTGATTTACACAATATGACTCTGCTAACGAGAGAGTTTAAACAGGGCCTGCTAATAGGCACGGTGCTAGGCTTAGGAATAGCTACAATAGTGTTTGCAATAACATGGAGCTTAGGCATATGACGCCAACAGAATTTGACAACGCATTAGAGGATCTTATCCTAAACTCATTTAGCTCTCAAGAGGAACAAAGCGAGGCAATCAAATACTTTAGGGGCATTGACTTGGGCGATTTGATCGAAAAGGTTGTTAGCAAATATGACTGACGGAATAATCCAAAAAGTATTCGCACCAATTAAGACATTCTATGAAGCATGTTCTAACAATGAATATAAAATGGCAATTACACCGCAAGAAGTATTGAGAGATTTAGATGAATTACAGCAAGAATTAATATCAAAAACAAAGAAAGTAGAATTTAATAATAACAATTTAGATATTAGTTTTGCTTGTGGAATAAAATCATTTAGAGATTACTTAATAGGTGATAACAAAGCTTGACCGAGGGAATTATAACAACTGCAATAGTTAAACGATTTAGCAAAAGAGGCGGCGCTTATGTCAGCGTGCCAAGCAACCTCATTGATAAAGAGGTTTACATTGTGCCAAAGGACCGCATTGCAGGGATCACCGTGCAGTTGAAAGAGGCAGCCAAGAAATGAGCGATAAGATTGCAACGGTTCAACAACCTGAGCTTAATGAGGCATTTCAAAACCTGAAAAAAGCAATTGTCAAAGCCGCCAATAGCATGACAATGCACCAAAGCAGCGGCGAATTGCTATTTAACATTAACCTAGTCACATTGCAAATAGTCGAAAATCTAATCCATGACACACTTGATATGCAAGTGCAAGTTGTCAGTGGGGGCAAGCTGACAAAGGATCAATTAATGCAGCAAGCGAGAAAAGCCGAGGAAGATTTGAAATGAGTGAGCCTATTGAGCTGCCTGATCAAGCTGTAGCTTATTGTCCTCTATGCGGCCAAGTAACGGGCCAAGTCTATATGCCTGATATTGAAGGCTTTCAAATCCATTGCCTGAAATGTGACAAGTGGACCGTTATAACACATATTTTTGAAAGCGAGAGAGGCCCATAAAAAATGAACCAGCTTTGCAAATGCGGCCATGAAAGAAATGAACATATTTTGCCCGGCTATTGGGCTGCGAGTAAGCCGGGTTGCCTTGGCGGAAATGGAGCTTGCACATGCAAGAGGTTTCACAAACAATGAGAGCCAGCACAGAGTATGATTTTTGGGATCAGTTGCTAGAAAGGTTAGAGGAACAAAACAAGATCCTGGCAGAGATAAGCGCAACGCTCAAGAGGGCATTAAAATGAGCCAATGTTGTATATGCCTGGCGCCAATAAAGACAGGCCTTGCCGTGTGTGAATGTGAGGGCCAGCAATGCCTTTTGATATTCCGTTACCTGTCAAAAACTGGCCTGCTTAGAAAATTCCTTTTGGATCGTGAGCGTGAGCATGACAAGAGTAGATTATAGCCTAAAGAACTATTGCCGTCATTGCGATAAGCGATTTGCAAAGAGTGCAAGCCGCTGTGACGAATGCGGCAAGTCTCTGAGAACGAGAGCCCAAAGAGCCAACCAGGCGGGCAATAAAGCTTATCAAATGAGAGTCAAACAGCAAGGCGGCGGCATAATAAAATGACAAAGATCAAAACCAAGGTAACATTTTCCGGCGTTCCTGCCGGCACAACTGGCAATGCCGAGCTAGAAAAAGACGGCCTGTTTAAAATAACATGGGATCTGCCAAGGTCAAGGCCTTTAGTGGATTGGTTTACCAGATCAGAATTTGACCGACATCTTGAGGTAATAGAATAATGCCAATGCCGAGAATGATCCTCACTGAAAATATATGCCATTGTTGCGGCGCCACTATTTACCGGCGTTGGCAGCATATGTATTGGGGCTATTCGCCAATGGCAGAATGTGAGAGGGCCCAAAGGCTACTAGACTATGAAAGATCTTTAACATGGAAAGACAAGCTGAAATCTAAATTCTATAACTTATTTGATCCAATATTTGAGGCCTGGTATGATTGAAGCTAATTAGAGATTTTGACACACTGACCAAGCGCAAAAAAATAGCCGTCGGCATATTCTCAACAATAGTTGGCTGCTTTGTCTTGCTGATAATGGATCTTTCAATGGGTTTGTCATTGGACCAGGCGATAAACGAACTATCAATAACTGTCGTTGTTAGCCTGCTTGCGTCGGTCCTTTATGGCATAGTAGTGCGATTGCGGTTGCTCAAACCGTGAGGAAAACCATTTAAGGCGTAGCTACCAACGCAATTGTAAGGCTTGCTTTCTGCCCAACGGGAACGCAAAAGCCCTGGCTCACCCTGCAAAAATTGCACTTTTGCAGGCAGCCTTTTATAATTCAACAAATAACAAGGACATGCACGGGAAAGATCCGAGCACCCAAATGGCCTTGGTTGCGAGCCCTAGCCACGTAAGGGATCTTTTGCAACCAAGGCCTTTTAATCAATATGGACCTTTGATCAATGTTATTAACAATTCAACTTTACCGAGGCGGCCACGTCTAAAAATTCACGCTCAAAATCCGTCGAATGTTATTAACATTTGCACCGGACACTTTTGCCAAAGACGCCAAGACATACTAAAGCTTATTTACACCCACATTGAATAAGGGGTTATTGGCAAGACAAGGAACGGCAGCGCATGAGAAAGCATTGCAGGAAAAAATAAGCGAGTTGAAAAGGGCCGGCTATAGGGTTGTAGCTCTTCATGGCATGACGCCAGACGCAATAGCAACCAAAAATGGCAAACTGATAGCAGTTGATATTCTAGGTCAAGCGTGGACTAAAAGAGGGCTCAAGAACAAGTTTACATACGCCGAAAAAGAAAGGCAATACCTCAAGGTGCTTGGCTTTGACGAGCTGATCATTGCAACTTTTATCTATGAGAGCAGCTTGCAACGGCGGCGAAAGGGCTCACGCTAGATCAAACCAATAACTTTAAAGCGGCGTGCATTTCAACCATTGACGAGGCCTAGGGCCCGGTGAATAGGCCTTGCATGTAACACACCAAGAATAAGTGCGTATGAAGTTCATTTAGCCGGGCCCACTTCACCCCTATATAGGCGCCGCCAAAAGTTGCGTAGAATTTTTTTTAAAACATAACTATTGCATAGGCTTGGGTTGTGCTCAAGTGCCTAAGTCGAACATAGATTAAATGGCAAACATGCAAGGTCCGGACAGCCAGAAAGCCGATCTTTATGGATCTTACAACTCAATTTGCAGGCGTGTCTTTAACGGCTGCATATTAGCCTTACATTTGAAAACTATGTTAATATAATATTATCAAAAATTCATAGCTGTAAGAACCGGAAAGTTTGATCTGCCGGCATACCGGGAATTACAGCTATTAGGGGCCTTTTATGATACTGACATAATTCTTAAAACCTATGTTGCTTTGTTTACTTTTACACGCTTATATCTTAGTCTATAACATTAGCTATAAAGTATTATGCAGGTAACAAGCAAGGCAACCCAAAGCAGACAGGACACAGCCGCCACGTCGGCGCAAGGCTCGCCTGCCTATGTTCCTTACAATGAAAGGTTTACCAACATTGCAGGGTTTGATATCAAAGTCAAAGCAACGGTTGCAGACTTGGCAAGGAAAATTGATAATCATAATAGATCAAGAGGCTTTACAAACTTGCTTGCCATTGGTGACAGCGGCAGCGGCAAGACAACCTTTTATCAAAACCTGAAACATGAGTTACACTTAAGGCACCCGTTTAATATGCGACATTTCAAAGAGCACCAAATTCTAAACATAACTCAGATATTGAAACAACTGCCAAAGAAGCAAGATTATATCCTTGGCTTTGACGACGTTAGCTTTCTAGTCAAGAAAGGCAAAATGAAAGAGGATCAATTAATGGATATGTTCCATGAGCTAACAAAGGTTAGGCACACGGTGCAAGGCCGGGTTGTTGCAATCTTTATTATCCATTATCCATATGCAATTGAAAAGTTCATGCGCCAAGCCGGCTATAGAGTTTTAACGTCGATCACCGACGACGAGCGAGAAATTTACATAAAGCTCTTTGGGCCGCAATCAAGGCGAATTATCGAACAATTCATAATTGACGACAGATATCAAACCGAGGAAAGCCAATTTAGATTGCCGGACCGTCGAGGCAACTTTGTCAACTTTACGCCAAAAGAACCGTTTAAGCTGGCCCTGGCGTCACGCATGGGGGATCTCACGTTTATGGTTTATCAAAGGATCGATTGCAAGCTTTGCGCCGAGGCTCAAGACGACGAAGATTTTGATCGGAAATGGATCGAAAGTCAAGTGCAAAAATATGGATTGAGGCGAGTTATGAGAGTTGGCGCCTGGTATGGCTATACTCAAACCGGCGTCAGTATTTTAGACGCAAAAGATCGGGCCCTATACAATGCCTGGCAACAATATTCACAACGCAATAATGTTGACTATAAGGGCCTAGTCTCGGTCCTGAAAGAAGTTAAAGCATACAAATGGCAAAAAGGTGAGGATAAGCCAAGCAAACAAGAAATAGATCTATTCCTGACGCAAAAGCTTAACGAATTGCAGGCCCACATGAAGGCGGCCGCAAAAGGCGAAATAATGCCTGAAAATGAGCTTGTCAAGGATCAAGAGAAAGAGCCGGCTGAGGTTGACGACGCCGACGAGCAAGACGAGGCTGACGACGACTTTGAAAGCGCAATCTTTAAAAAGTTTGGCACAAATCAGCAAGACGACGAGGGCGAAGATCAAGAATGAAATGCAACAGGTGCGGCAATTCAGATCAAGACGATTTCATTGTTATTGACAAAGAGGGCTCAAGGCAATGGTTCTGCAATCTTTGCGATAATTTAGTTAAAGTAATAGAGCTAGGCATGTTAATTGACGCAAAATATCAAAGAACGTTGGGCGAACATAGATCATGATAACAAGAGGCAAGTTTAACAGTTTAATCAACCCCAAGGCCATTGCTGCGGCGTTCATAATATTGGCCGCAATATGCTTTGTTTTCTCAATTTTTGAGTATAGCATGGCTTTCCTTGTTGCGGGCCTTGTCTGCCTAATGGAAAGTGCATTTATGGTATGGGTGCACAAAAAGGCGATAAGAGAGAATGATCAAAAGTCTTAAGCTGATTGCATATTTTATCCGGCTGCCAAAAACCCTAGGCCTTATTTATTTAACATGCGCCTTGATTTGGTTGACCTTAGGCATATTTTGGTTGCAAAACATATTTTGGATCGCTGGCAGCGGCATTTGGTTTTTCGACGCCTGGTTATGTTTCAAAGCCCACAAGATAAGGGCGGAAAAATATGCCAGCGAATAGCTCAAAGACGCCTGCAAGCATGATCATGGCAGGAATATTGCAAGTAAGACAAGCAGCAATCAATTGCTATGAAAACACAAATTATTATCTCAGTGCGCAACTTTATTGGCAAAGTGCGGCCTTGCTGCCAGTCGAGGCAAAAAAGACACTCAAGCTTGATCCGCCGCCAAGTGCAGGCGATAAAAACGCAATGACGCCTGAATTGTCATTAGCTGCACGGCAATGGATTGAAAAGTATGCAGCTCATATTAACGAGCAAATATCAGTCTATGTTTACGGCTACTTTGAAAGAGGCCGCCAAATGAAACAAGGTTATTAGTAACGGCCTTCTTTGCCTAAGTTAATGGAAAATTACCGTTTGATATCAATTTGTATGGTAATTGCCATTTTGGGCATAGCCTCAACGGTCCTATTGAAAGCCGACGCAAGCGGCGATTGCTATACACAACCGATCTTTTACGCAATGCAGGCAAATCCCATTTTTGAGTGCCTAGACGATCAAATTGGCGGATCGGCAACGGCCCTTAATGATCTGACTGACGTGATAATAATAAACGCTCAAACAGGCGAATTTTTGAAATATAACGGCACACAATGGATAAACGCCGCCGTAGCTCCTGGCGGCGGCTGCACAACGTTTGATTGCCTCACTGACGTTATTATCTTAAATCCGCAAACAGGGCAAGCGATCATTTACAACGGCACTTATTTCGTTAACACGGTCCTGCCGGCCTACCAAAATAATACGGCAAGCTGTGACAGCTACCTTTACGGCCACTGTTTATTTGCTCAAAAGTCTGGCGTCGATCTTCAATTCAAAAAACTGCTTTCTAGCAACTCGGCAATCACTCTTTCAGCAAATAGCAGTAATATAATAATAACAGGCAATTGCAACGAGTGTAACACTGCGTCAAACCTTGGCGCAGCAAGCTCTTTAGCCGAGGGGCTTTTTGCTCAAAAATCAGGCGTCGATCTTCAATTCAAAACCTTGCTTGAGGGATCAGGCGTAGGTCTAGCAAGCAATAGCACGCATGTAAGTATTACCAATACGAGCCCGGAAAGCACGTCATGCAACAATTCGGCCAATGGCCTAGGAATATGCATTAATAATTCGATCACGCTCAAAAATCTGTTAGCTGGATCGGGCGTTAGTCTTGCAGCAAATGGCACAAACATAACGATAAGTAGCACAGTAAGCGGCGAAAGCACCACTTGCGGATCTACGGCAAGCACGGGCACAAGCCTATGCGAGAGCTCGGGCAATGTCAAGCTTAAGAGGTTGCTAGAGGGCTCAGGGATCACAATTTCAAATAACGGCACTCATATAACAATAACAAATGCCTCACCTGAGGCAACAACTTGCACAAATCAAGGACACGGCGCCGGCAATGTCTGCAATGGCGGCAACGTTAACCTGAAAGGGCTTGCAGCTGGCACGGCGATCAGCCTAGCAAG